AACCCCCATCAGCTACTCTTATTGCAGTGTCTTTAGTACCTGTCTCTATATTATCAATCCAAGCTGTAAACCCATCATGATACACTTGCAAATCCGCAGAAGAACCAAAAGTCGCCTTGTCGTTGTCGCCGAAGGACAAGTTGCCAGTCATGCTATCGCCAGACACAGCAACAAAGTCTGTGGCAGCAGAAGTGGATGCAGTGCCAAGAGTAGGCGTACCAGACAAATCGCCGTAGGCACCAGAAGTGGCCACGGTAGCTAAGTCGCCCGGTTGTGTAGCTGAAGCAGCTAATGCACCCTGAGCAGCGGTGGCGTAGTCTGTGGCGGCTGTAGTGGCAGCAGTGCCAAGGCCAAGGTTAGTTCTGGCTGTGGCTGCGTTGGTTAGGTCAGACAGGTTGTTAGTGGCAAGCAAAGCACCTGACAGAGAAGCATAAGCTGCTACCCAAAGAGAGCCTTCATACACTTTCATAATGTCGTCAGTCGTGTTGAAGTACAAAGCGCCGGAAACCAGTGCGTCACCATCGTTGTCTAAAGTTGGGTCCGCAGTCTTCTGACCTAAATAGCGGTCATCAAATGAATCTAATGCAGCAAGCGCAGCATCTTTAGACGCCTGAGCAGATGATGCAGATGATGCAGCAGACGTTGCCGATGTGGCAGCCTCCCCAGCCTTAGTCGTTGCTATGCCAGCTTGCGTTGTGGCTGTCGCGGCGCTTGTGGAAGCATTAGTCTCTGCGGTCTCCGCAGCAACCTTAGCGGCCTCAGATGCAACTCTGGATGCCTGTGAGGCAGCGGCAGAGTTGGAGCTTGCTGTGGCACTAGCTGCGCTCTCAGAAGCCTTTGTGGTGGCTGTGGACGCAGAGGCTGCGCCAGATGATGCTGAGGTTGCAGAGGCAGCAGCAGAGGCAGCAGCAGCAGCTTCAGAGAGGGCCGCTGCGTTCTTGCTGTCTTCGATTGCAGTTATGTTGCTAGGGGCTACTGGGTCCAACAGTGGAGAGTTTTCTGGGGCAACTGGGTCAACATCAGGATTGTCAGCAGTGACACCAGTGCTGCTATAAAAGGAAGATTTAGCCATGGGGCACCTCAATCTGTGTAGGTAGAAGTGGGACGCATGACTTGGGCCATGCCAGAGGTCTCAGCGGAGTTCGCTTGGTCTTGTAGCTCAAGGAGAAACTGGCCTGACTTGGTGTCAAACAGTGGCCCACGCTCATCAAGGAAGTAGTCAGAGGCATAGCCAAGAGCCGTGTAGGTCAGGAGGTCTGAGGCAATGTTAGTTATTACATTTGTGCTAACGTCAGACGTAAGTGCATCGAACTCGCCGTAGTAGTTGAGGTAGATGATGCCAGAGGATGGATTAGGGGAGACCTTGATAACCTCACGCTCACGGCTGAAGTACACAGGACTGCCAGTAGCTCCAGACTTCTGAGCTGCGGCCATCTCATGTAAAGGCAGACGCAAAAGGGAAACACCATCATACTGTAGATCAATGATCTCTAGCAGATTGGAGGGCATGACAACCTGTGTCAAAGGTGTTCCAGAGGTGACTGAGTAAGCCTGCTGCTTCTCCATGGATGGAATACGCAGTACACGCTGGATGCGAGTGAGGGCCTGATCGATGAAGGTATCGGCCAAAGCATCACTACAGTCGCTGCGGTTTAGTAGAGCCTTAAAGTGGCTCCTGATTTGACCTTTGTTCATTCTAGTCCCCTTGCTTCTGACAGCCAAACTTGCTGCATGTCATTGGTGTCGTGCATCCCTTGCAGGGCTTGAACTTGCCTGTAGTTTTATAAGCCATCTGTTAGACCCTTTTTTCGGTTGCCATGAACATACCTAAGTCCTCAGACTGAAGGCGTTTGATGATCTCTTGTCCTGTGGCTTCCCACATATTGAACCCTTCACGCAGCCACTTCTCAGCGACTACTGTTGGGATAGATGCAACCTTGTGGAACTCTCCCATAGGCTTCGATGTACTTTCGTTACGAGCGTCTTTGAGATCGTCTAGGAATGCTTGTGTGATATTCTGTGTATGCTTCCTGACTAAGGCATCACTTTCGTGGATGAAGTCAGTATTCGATTGGATTAACTTTGTGGTCACTGGGAGCCCCTTTGGCCTCCTTCACGTCCACAAATGTAAAAAGGCCCACCCAAAGACACACAGTAAGGAGAGCAAAACCTATGTGTCTAAGAGTGGACCTTAACTAAAGACCGAAGTCTAAAGTGTGCTTATGACAAGCCTGTGATCTTCACAGAGTCGCCAAAGTTCATGTGCTTGACGGACATCTCGCCTACGATGTGGTGGCGATCTGAGTCACCGTTCTTCGCTAGGAGTGTGCGAGTGAATGGACGCAATGTGCATGTCTTGAACATGGATGGGTCAATCAGCAGCGCTGTGTCTGTCTTGAGGTGACGGTTGAGAACAACACGGTATTCGCCATATGGAGACACATACAGGTCGATAGCATTGACCAATGTCTTACCTTGAGCGATCTCACGGTTACGACCAGCAGATGCTGAGAAGCCAGCAACGATCTGTGCGTCACCCGGTTTGATCATCAGAGTGTCAACGTCTGAGCCATTGTTGTATGCTGTTTCACCGGCTACCAGCAATTTTGCTTCGGTAAGCGGATCGGTAGCATTTGCACCAGCATCTACGGCTGTAGTGATCTGGTTGATCACAGAAGCCATTTGACGTGCAACACCACCAGAACCAGCAACAGCAGCTTGGTTTACACCAACCATGGCGTATTCTGCATCACGCTTGATTTCCTTGAGTGCTTTGGCCAGCTGGTGAGCTGTTTCCTTGGCACGGCCATAGGTGCCGATAGCGTCTGCTGTTGCAGATACTTGGAAGCCTTTGGTCAAGATTTGGGTGTTGTTAGTGCGCTCTACGGCATCAATCAGAGTTGCCATAGTTGCGTCTGCGCCCTCTACCGCAGCGTTTGAACCCGCTGAGGCAAGACTGTCTTCGAGCCATGAGAAGGTACGAGCTGTAACTTTCTCGTTCTTGAACATGGTGAACGCAGGCGTATCGAAAGGTGTAATGTCAGAGATGATGTCTGCAACAGACTCTTTCTTCCCGACCTGATCGTATGTGGTATAAGTAGCCATTTTTGTATCCTTACAATTTGTTAGGCAAGATTGTGGTTAGTCTTCCCAACGGGCCATTAAGGCTTCGGCAATGTCATCTATGTCGCCACCGTAACGTGGGTTTGAACGCAGCTTTTGTTGCGCAGCTTGGCGCTTCTGTGTTCTCACATCAGTTTTGGTTGGTGGGGACTTCTTAGAACTCAAGACCTTTGTCTTGCTGCCTTTTGATTTAGTCACTTTAGCTGCTGCTTTCTTGGTTTTAGCAGCCTGCTTCGACTGATCATAAAGACGTGCTTTGTTGATCAACATGATGACACTAGGGTCGGTGTATTGATCCACCTGTTCTTGAGGCAAGCCCGATTGCACAGCATACTGACGGATGTCACTATAAAGCTCATCACCCCAGTCAGGCAGGTTCTCTTCGAGTACCTTTATGCACTCTTGAGCTGCTGCTTGTACTGCGGCTTGGTTCTGCTGCTGCATTCCGGACATAAGACTACCGCTTTCCTCTTTGAGGAACTTGAGGTCATCTTCTGCTTGACGTGCATCTTGTCGAAACTGGGCGAAGGTCTCTGGGTCCATTTGCCTAGAGGCCACCAGCATGTCGATGTCGGTGTACGGTTTGTACCGTTCTTCTGCACGTTCTAAGAGTTTTTGGTATGACAACTGCGCTTGAGCAAACTGTTGTTCTGCTGCTTTCCGCTGAGTTGCTAAATCTTGAGACTTTTTGGTTAAAGATGCCTCTTGTCCGAATAGACGCTTGAGTTCTTTTACAGATACCTGCTGCTGCTCACCGTTGACGGAGATTTCCACAAGGCTTTCGTCAGACACGAGCTGTGGCTCATCGTCTTCCTCTTCCTCATCGTCTTCCTCATCTTCAGCTTCATCAGCGTCAGGGTCTTCTAGTTCCTCATCGTCTTCATCTTCGACTTCGGTTTCTTCAGTATCATCCTCGTCAACATCTGTCTCATCGATGTCTTCGGATGTCGCATCTTTGTCTTCGGGTTCTGATAGGTCTTCACCGTCATCCCACCGTCCTAAGATTGCATCAGCCGCGTCATCTAGATCGAATACGCGGGGCTCAGAGTTAGTATCTTGCACGTTATCCATGGTGCTACTGATCCTCTTGGCTGTTGTCGCCATTTGCTGCTTCGTGGATGCTGTTACGCACTTCCACTCGCTGTTTAAGTGTGTTCACCACGTCTACTAATGCGCGATAGTGGCTGTAGGTTTGCTCACGTTTCTCCCGGTCCTCTGGCGATGTGTTGACAAAGGTTTGGAAGGTCTGTTCGACAAGTTCGTTGATGACAGAAGTGAATGCAGAGGCACCAAGTAGCGCCTCCGCTTCATCTCCAGCCACCACAAGTTGCTCTTCTTGTGTAGGCATAGGTTATCCTGTTGAATTACCCGTTAGGGCTTGCGATTGCTCGGACATCTTCAGCACTACGCGCAATCTCAAGTTCTTGGAGGTTGACGTATTCTTTGTGCTCTTGCTGGCTCTCTTGGAGGTCCATCTTGTCCGATTTGAGTGCGAAGTCTGCTTGCGCCTGCATCTGCTGCATTTGGAGCTTCATCTTCGCAATTTCAGCGTCAAACTGTGCCTTCATCTCTGACACGGCTGTCTGACGTTCCTGAATTTCTAGCTGCTTCTGAGCCATCTGCATTTGCATCTGCTGTGCTGGATCAGGCTGCGGTGGAGGTATCTGTGCTGGGTCTGTAAGGAAGTCAGCAACATTCTTGATACCAGACTTCTCAAGTACAGCAGCCAACATCTTGAACTTCTTGTCGGGACCATACATCTGACCCAGTGTTGGGTCTTGTGAGAAGAGGGTGTGAAAGGCCAGGTACTTCTGCACCATGGTCTCTTGGTCGCCATAGCCAAGGTGGAACTCGACTTGCACATCACGCTTGTCAGTCCACTGAGCTGGGTTGATCTGCACATAGCGACCTGCCAACTCAACGATCTTCTCTTCGCTCTCGTTCTCTACGACTAGCTGGTAGACTAGAGTAAACAGTGGCTTCAGGAAGTTGTTGGCAAAGTTACGAGCAATGATCTTCTGTCGCTGCTGGCTCATAGTAGCCAACTGCTCAACCATAGCAGCAGAGTTCTGCTTGCTGATAGCGTCCTTGTTGAGGCCCTGAGATAGGCGTGAGACACCAGAAGTATCCTCTTTGTCTTCGTCCAGCATCTGAATGGTCTGGAAGACAAACGGGTTCAGAGAGGCCTGCTGCATTGGAGAGATAGCATCAGGGCGTGTGACGTTGACGATACCACCAACACGGTTGTCGATAAGCTCACGAGGGTTCGTAAGGCCACCTTTGACTACAGTGTAGCGTGGGTTGTTTGTGACCATTGCGTGGTCGAGGATGGAGCGTGTCAGAACTGTACGAGCGTTCTGGATACCCACGAGCTTGTCAGCAAAGTTGTTACCATGGAAAGCATGTGGGATCGGCAGCGGTACAAAGGCCACGAATGGGCGGCGAGTTACCATCTCTTTCTCTAGGAGTACGTTTGATGCTTTGACTACACGGTACAGATCGGCTGTGCCTGTGCCTTCAACATCAAGCTCAATGTAAGCCTCAACTACAGTTACCTGACGTGTCTGGCGCTGGTAGCCCTTGGCGTTAAAGCCACGGTCAGCACCAATGTCATCAAAGCGCGATAGTATCTCTGGGTCGTTGTCGAAGTCAGTGTCTTCATTGTCAGCAATGTCTGCCACCAAGTCTTCATCGTAGCCCATCTCAATGAGGTCAGAGATAGACTTCTTGGTGCGGTGAGCACAGAAGCTGACAGTATCGAGAGACTTTGCTTGGGGTTCAATGAGGAACTCTTCGGGAGCGATAGCCTCTACTTTTACTTGGGATGTATCACGGTAAACACGCAGCTCACCGCTGGAGATACCATACTCATCCTCAACGATCTCTTCGATCTCTACGTTGTCTTGGGACAGAAGAGTATCAAGCTCATCCTCAGTCAGGTCTTCAACGGCCTCGATGTGGCTCTCAGACTGCTTGGCCCAGTAGACCTTACAGATGCCTGCACGGGCAATGAGGCCATCATGTATGACCGTCTGCATTACCTCAAAGAGGTTGTTCTGGCGGTGAAGCACATAGTCTGTGTACTCAGTGCATACTTCAGCCATTGGTACATCTTCAGCACCCTGCGGAGTAAAGCGTAGGGTCTTGTTGCCTGTGCTAAAGGTCTCCAGAAGTGCAGCCTTCATGCTCTCTACGGCATCATACACATCTTGGCTTACATACTTGCTGTTACCATCGTGCGCTGGGCGTGGAAGTGCTGCGCTGTAGTAATCCATTACCTTGCGGCGCTCTTTTGATAACTCACTGTCGTAGTAGCCAATGGATCGGCGGAGGTTAGTGTCTACGATTGAGACGATCTTTTCGTCATCAAGGGCTTTGTATTCTTCTTGTGATTTCATGTCTAAACCATCTCAATGTAATAATCATCGACTGCCTCTATTGGCTCCCAAGCACCCTCATGTATGTGGTTTGCTAGGGCCAAAGACATTACGCAGTCATCGAAACACCCGGCTTCAGCTTCCATGCCACCGCTTTGGGTGACGATGTAAGTAAGCATCTCTCGGATAGTGACCTTATCGTTTAGTTCGATCTTACCCTCACGAACTGAGGCCCTGAGTTCATCGATAATCAGGGGTTTTGTCTTGGCAGTGGTAGTAAAGCCCAACTTAATGGTCTCTTTGTCTGTCAACTTGTCTACCTGCACCTCTGTGTAGAAGTGGGGGTAGGCCATGTCTTTCCCAAGACGGGTACACGTTAAGATACCGTGGCTGTTGTTCTCTACGATGATGTAGGCAAAGTTAAAGAACTCACCTAGCTTGTAGAGCACCTCAGCGAAGTAATCTGGATGAACTTGGGCACGATAGGTCGCAACCTGTCGTTTCTTACTGTCTAATACTTGAGCGACTGAGAAGTCACCGCCTCTGACACCCATGGCGACATCAGCACCGATTGTGTACTGTTCACCGGGGTCAATTGTTCGGTAGATCGTCAGTTCTCCTCTGACATTCTCAAGCCATTCGTCACCTTCCAGTGCAAGCCTTTGCTTAGGCTCTTCGCAGGTAGCTAGACTTTCCTGTAGCCCCTCTGGGTTAAACACAGGACGCCCAGTTGTCAGGAAGGCTTCTTCTGGCTCTGCGGGGTACTCTTGTCGAAAGAGGTCGATGCCGTTCTGCGCAACCTTGCGGCGTCTGAACATGAGTTGCTCATCGTCAAGGCCATACTTCTCACACAGCTCTTCTTCCTCTGGAGTTCTCTCGAAGTTCTCCGGCACTGGCTCACGATACTCTGGATCA